ACTCATCTTCTAAGCCCTTCATCGATTGTATCTTAGCAATTGTTCCAAGAACCTGTTCTTTGCTTAAATCGCACAATCTTTTTTCCCAACCTATTGTTTCAAAAATTTTTGCCACTTCTTTTAATGAAGTGTCTGATTGTCTGGTATTATCACTCTGCATAAATCTTCCTCTTCAAAGCCATTTCTTTTATACAATTCCATCATTATTGTTTGGTCTTTATCAATTGTAATGTGAGCAGATATAGACTCAAAATCTTTATCAAATTCCCAAATATCTAAATGGAGTTTTTTAAAATGATCAATAAGTTTCATAATTTCATCAAACACATCATCAGTATTAAATGGATTTTTAATAAAAACTTGCCCTCCAAGTGTTTCTTCTGTTTCATCTGTAAATTTTAATTTTACTTTAACTTCACAACTTCCCATATTACAAACTATCGTTCACTAGACAAAACAGTGCTTGAATGACTTTCTCTTCTAATCTTTCCAGTTGTGTTGTCTTCTTTTATTTTAACGTCAACGAATGAATCATCATCAGCTAAGTCGTGCAAAGCATCATTAGCATTTTTTATTCTGGCTTTGTTTTCTGGATCTCCCCAATCTCTATAGCGATTATAAATTGTCATTACCTTCTCCATACATATAAAATAAATAAAAATAAAAAAACTAAATAACCTATACCAACTAGATTAACGGTATTTAAAAAATCCATATTAAACTCCCATTTTCTTTATTGTTAATCCAATTTGCATTGCTATGCCCGGAACTATAGCATTTCCTAGTCCTCTAATTCGGTCCACCCTATTGGGTACCCCATGAGCCACTCGACAAAAATTGGGCTCAACTGACCACCAGTCTTTGATTGATTGTCCGTGTACTGGACTGCTACGTCCAGTGTATCGTTGCTGATCTTCCCATTCCGCACTCTCCCACCCTGATATCCGCCTTTGTGATCTCTGGTTGTCGGAGTAGGCCACATCTTCTCTGAATGACTCACTGCGTCCTTCAGCTTCACTCCCCATCTCTCGCCCTTCTGATTCTTCCGACTGAAGGATCCGTTCTTGAGTTCTATCCCCTGTGGGATTCCCCCCTCTATGTCGCTTGCTCTGGGTGTAGGCCACATTTTCACTACTTCTGGGTCTACTTGTTCCCTTAAATTCGCTGGTTTGGTTCTGCCCTTGCGAGTCGTGTTCGCCTGTCTTATCAGAGACTCCTCCGATCTCTGAGGTAGGTGATCCATTGTGTTTGGTGTAGCCCAAAATCCAGAGTCTATCTCTTTTATGGGGCGCGTTGATGCTGCAAGCTGGAACAATAAACGTCCTTGTGGTGTAGCCTTCGGTTTCCAAGTCAGTAAGCACTTTGTCGAGCCCCAATCTGATGTGACCATAAACATTTTCGCAAACGACCCAAGTGGGTCGTCTTTGTGCAATAATTCTAAAGATGTACGGCCAGATGTGTCTAGGGTCCGCTTCTCCTTTTTGAGGTCCAGCGACACTAAAGGGCTGACAGGGGTATCCTGCGGTGAGGATATCACATTCTGGAACAAGTCTTTCTGGGTCATTTGCTAATTCCTTTACATCTTCTGCAATTGGCACATCAGGCCAGTGCTTATTTAAAATCTTACGCGACCACGGTTCTATATCGCAAAATAAAACTGGCTTGGATAATCCTGCCCATTCAAATCCAAGGCTAAATCCGCCAATGCCAGAGCATAAATCAACATGCCTTAACATTTATTTTACGTCCGATATAAACAAGAAGCCACCGCCATTACCTTCTGGGTCGCGTGATACTTCAATCATAATATCTTTATAGTTTGGTTTTTTTAAATGAAATTGAGCGAATCCATCTCCACCTGTGTCACTATCTTCCATGCCTAAAAATTTATGAATTTTAAAACCTTCAAGCTGTTTATAATAATCGTCAAAATTTCCATTACTCATTTTTTTCTCCCTTGTGTGTGTTGGGGAGTTTTGCGGCACTCGCACTCCCCAAGCGAGTTCTACCAATACCAATAGGCACCGCTAGAAATAGAATCCATATTAACATTTTTTAAAAACATTTTTTTTCTTAACCCATGCCGATAAAATGTTTTTTGTTTTCAGTTACTTAGCCCACTGAGGTGTAACACCAGAGTTTTGTGGTTGGGCTGGCATTTGTGCTTGCATTGCATTTGCCACATTTTGTGGTAATGCATTCATATTGACAGTGCCATTAACAGGTACTGTTCCATTGTTAGAACCAATAAAGTTATTATCTTTTGGAGTCAGAACAATTTTTACTTTGTTCTTATCTTTATAACCATTAGTTCCTTTTTCGACTGCAACAACAAAACAAATTTCTTGCCCCTGCAATGCTTCGATAGCCATGATATTACGCTTGCCTACAGCCTCTGCTGACTGATCATTAGGGTTAAGGTTATACGCACTATCAACCATGTTTCTAAGCGTTCTCATGCCTATTTCACGAGCAATTGGAATGCCATTGTTGCCCATCTTATCACCATGAACAAACAAGTTATGCCACACTCGCCTTTTATCAAACTCACCACCCATAACAGTAAACTCTATGGGACAATAAATTGCGCTAGTTGTTTGTGACTTTTTAAACATAGACAACTGACTAAACTCTTGAATGACTTCATCGCCACCAGTAAAGTTAATAATAGCCCTTACAACCGTACCATCTGGAATAGGTTGTAAATCATTGGATGTGTTTGATTCTTCTAAAACGACTTCATTTAAATTAAGCATTTATAACTCCTTCTGCTTGTGTTTGTGTTTGTGTCATTTCATTCGGGTTAACGAATTCAAGTGGTTTATCTTGCACAACACCACTCATTTTTTCAAGAAGTTTACCAAGATTAGGTTCTTCAACCAGTTCAAGTAAACCACTTCTATCTTTGGCAGGATAGTTCCAAGGGTTAAGTGTTTGACATACAAATGCCCGATATGGCGCACCTTCATCAGTGTTCATAACTGCCATTGTAATAACTTCGTCAACAATTCCTGGTAGTTCTCTGCCAGTTTTAGAGCCTTCTATTTGCAACTCAAATGTCTCTCTACCGTAGTCATCAACTTTAGTATCAAGTATACCAACAAAGATTACATTCTTATCTCGAATGTGTTGCAAGTGAGTTAACCAACCCATCATCTCTCTTCCTTGCATACCATAAGCATTGCGAATATCTATTTTGCCTGTTCTGTCTGACTTATTGTCAGATGAATTTTGACAATATAGCCAACACAATCGACCAGCTACTGTTATGCTATCAACAAATATGGTATCATATTTTGAAAGAAAACTGGAAGGCTCTCCATAAGTTTGGCAAACTAAATCATAGTGTGCCTGTGAGTAACACATATCATCAGACAAAGATGGATTAGGACCACCTAATAGACATGCGAAATCACGACACTCTGTCCATGTTCTTGGGCGAATTACATCTACCGCTACACCCTCAATCGCGGCATCTCCCGCCTCTAAGTCCATGAACAGAGTTTTCTGTGTATCTAGCGTTCTGACGAGGGTAGTTTTACCCACGCCAGATTTGCCACACACAACAATTTTATGACCGCGCTTTTCTTTTAAACGGTCTTCAGCACTAATAATTTTAAGCATTGTTATTCTCCTCAATACTTGCTGATACACCTTGTAAGTGAACAGTACGAGCCTCACTAAGCACACCTTTTATTTCTGGTGGAGCATTAGTATATTTCGCTTCTGGTATTGTATATTTAGCAGTCGCGTAATGCTTGGCTGTTTCTGTGTCTAATGTGTTTAATATGGCGACAAGTTTATCCTGATCCCATTCAACTTTCTTTTTAAAGTCAAATTGGATTTTAAGATTGCCCTCATATAAAGTTGTGGAGCCAAAATCTTTACCTTGTTGATGAAGCTTATCTTGCGCGGCATCTTGGTATCTAGTTGTGATTTGGTTATTAATTGCTTTTATTCTCTCTTGAGTTTTCTGCAATTCATCCTTGGCTTCTAAAAGAAGCATTTGTAGTTCGGCTGTTGTTGCAGAAGACAAAAGAGACTCAGTTTGTACTAAGTTCATTTGAACCTCCTATTGGTAATTGGTTTCACCAGAATAGGAAATGTATTTCACACTGTCAACTACTTTTTTTTAGAAATTTTTATATCTATGTTATTTGCTGCTAACATTAGTTTCTTTTTTAGCTTAAACTCTGGGGTTTCTACGCCTTTTGCATCTTCAACTATGAACTTGTTTTCGCCATTTTCATCGCGTTCATAATATGTGAAGTCTGCTACATATGCACATATTTTTTGATCATTAACGACAATATTAAATCTTATTTGCCGTTCTAATTCTTGTATTTCCCCAGCTTGAGAAAGCTTATATAGCTGTGCATATCTCTCCGCTTCCCATTTTGAGTCAAACATCATGCCCATAAACTCTGTCTTCTTTGCGCGGAATTTGTTGCGTCTTCCATAAGGTATGTTATTATATGGCATTATATGTCCTTTTAACCATGAGGTATGTTATGCAATTTAAATCTGTGGGTATAGATATAAACACTTATCATAAGATAAAGCAAATTTCGGAAGACGAACATCGAAACATTCGGCAGCAATTAGCAAAGCTTATTGATGAATATTATATTGAAAAGTATGGA